CAGTACGCGATCAATCAGGCTGCGGGGCGTTTGGAATCGAAGAGAGTTCTCAAGAATGAAGCGTATGCGCATCTTTACGAGATTATGTTCAAGTTCTGGCTTGCATATGCAGACCAGACAACGGAAATCACGTCGCAGGACGCGGACGGCAATCAGACGTATGGAACGCTTGACCGGCACGAATTCCTTCGCATAGACAAAGCCGGAGAGTTTTACTGGGACGATGAATTCATTTTTGATACGGATCCCACGTCAACATTGATGGCAAACCGCGAGGCAATGTGGAATCAGACCGATTTGAAGCTTCAATCCGGCGCGTTTGGCCCGCTTGGAGAACTGGACACATTGAGAACTTACTGGAGCTTCATGAAAGCGTCCGGATATCCGAATGCCGGCCTTGCTTTAAGTACCGTTGAACAGCGGATACAGAAGCAGGAAGAAATGCAGCAGAAGCAGGAAGAAATGATGCAGCAGATACAAGCCAACAATCAGACGGCGGAACAGATCGAAGGCGGAGGTGATCAGAATGAAATGCCCGGCATGCCAGGTTGAAGGGCGGATAACGTCCAATAAAATTGTGCGGCGCAAGGATGGCACGTTTGCCTACAAAATGGAAATTACCTGCCGCAATAAACAGTGTCCCGAATATGGGAAGGTGGTTGCCGTCAAATATAATCCGGTTGAGATTACAGACGACAACGAATAACCATTTTATTATATATCGCATAGAACAGCGCAAAAATCAGGGAGAGAACAGTTATGCATTTTACTCATCTTAAATTCTTCGGCGAAGGTGACGGTTTAACCGGTGGAACCGAGGAGACAAGCGAAAACATGTCGGGAGCCGCTGAACCGAACGAGGACGAGGGCGGAGAAGTAGTTTATACGTCCAAAGACCAGCTGGATGGAAATTCCGGCAACGAGGATGATTCTGAAGATAATCAGAGCGAAGAAGCTGAACCCGCGAATCAGCAGTCACCCGAAGATAACGCCCGATATGCGGCAATCAGGCGCAGAGCGGAAGCAGAAGCCGAGCGCAGATTTGCGGCACAGCAGGCAGCAATCGACGCCAAATACAAACAGATGTTTGGCAATTACAAAAACCCCGTCACAGGAAAGCCGATTGAAAGCGCGGCGGATTACGCCGAAGCTATGGCAGCACAGGCGAGGCAGCAACAGGAAGCACAGCTCAAGGAAGCAGGACTGGATCCGCAGATGATCAATCGCGCGGTTGAACAGGAAGTGCAGAATAGTCCCGTTATCCGTCAGGCGCAGGAAGTGCTTCAGGCACAGCAGCAGTCGGAAGCGAACCGTATGATTGCGGAAGACGTCGAGAATATCCACAAGATTGACCCGACAGTGAACGGGCTTGAAGATTTAAAGGCACAGGATAATTTTCCTGATGTCATTCAGTACGTTCAGACGCATGCGGGCGTGAGACTGTCTGACGCGTACAAGCTCATTAATTTTGAGCGGTTATCGAAGCAGAAACAGCAGGCAGCACAGCAGAGCGCAATCAATCAGGCAAAATCCAAAGGACACTTAAACGCGGCTGCCGGGCTTGCCGGGAACGTGGAAGGTGTCGATATTCCGGAAAACGAACTGGCGCAGTGGCGCGAATGGTTCCCGGAGTATTCAGACAAGGATCTGCGGAAGCTGTATAACGCTTCAAGGAACAAAACGAAAAGATAAGGGAGTAAAAAATGGCTGTTACTATTCGTGATAATACAAAGAACGGTTCCCTTTGGAACGAGTGGGCGAAGTTTATCAACGCGGCAATTTTTGACGCGGACGCACAGCAGAACAAGTATGACGATCTTGTAAACGCACTGGCGAACGTAGAGAAGTCCAAGAGGTTTGGAGAAAAAGCAACGACTATCGGCGGGCTTGGCGATTTCGCTGTAAAGGAGGAAGGTACTAACGCCGCGGTTGATACCTTCGAGGAAGGATACAGCAAGCTGATTGAACATCTTGCATTCTCTAAGGACTTCACGATTTCCAAGGAAATGATGGATGACAATCAGATTGCGGAAGCGAAGATCAAAGCCGTCAACATGGTGCAGGCATACAAGAGGACAAGAGCAAAGTTCCTTACACAGGCACTTGTTTCTTCCGTAGACGCTACCAAGACAATGACCTTCGGCGGCAAGACCGGCATTGACATTTCCACGCCGGACGGGCTGGCACTGTTCAACACAAAGCACACTTTAAAGAGCGTTTCCGGGACGACAGTTTCCAACCTTTATTCTGACGAGCTTGGCAACAACACAGCTGTACTGAACAAGCTTGCTAATAAGATGAGAAACTTCAAAGATGATAGAGGGGAAGTTCTTGGCTTCGATGCAGATACAATCATCATTCCTGGCGACGATCCCGAGTACGAAGACTTCGTAAAGCGTGTGATTGGTTCTGATGGTGAAGTCGGTTCTGACAAGAATGATATCAACACACAGAGAGGTAAGTGGAAACTGGTTGTTGATTATCTGTGGACCGGAAACACAGGGCACCCTGCAATTCTTATGTCCAGCAAGGCAAACAAGGCACTGCTTGCGACAAGACTGTATGATCGTACTCCGCTTGATGTAGCGAATGATACGGACGTACATTCTCGAAATATGACATACAACGGATTTGCAAGAATGTCCGTGGGCTTCACAAACTGGAGACACGTACTTATGTGCGGCGTTACAGGCGGCACGGCGCTTGGCGCATAACCTCCTTCTGAAATAGCTCCGAGGCGGATCTTGCCACCGCTTCGGGGCACTATTTTTAATAATTGAAAGGCAGAAAAAATGAAGCAGATAGGAGATATTTTTGAACTTGACGGCAGACGCTACATTGTGACGTATGTAAGCGGAGAAAATTATTCTTACGCGCCGTATGAAGAGAAAAAGGAACCAGAGCCGGAAAAAGAAGAACCGATAAAGGCAGAGAAGGAACCGGAAAAGAAAGCGCCGGCAAGGGCTAAACGCGGCAGGAAGCAGGTGTAACATGCCAAGCGCGACAAAAGTAACATGGGGCGATATCAAACTAGCCACGTTGCAGAAGCTGTTCAGCGCGAACGGTCAGACAATCCAGGTCGATACATCGAATGCTGAATACATTAATGCAATGCCGCAGGCCGCAAACGAGGGTTTACAGCTGTTAAGCACTACCGGAAAGTATATCATCCGGAAATATACGTATGTGAACCGCCCGATATCACCGGTTTACGGGCTGATGGGGAGCGTAACCATTGCCGGAGACAAGTGGACGTGCCGCGGAGCAAACGTAAAATCGTACTGCTTTAAGTGCCGCGGTAAGGTGCATTTAGCCATTTCTGCTGGCGGAATCACGCTGTATGAAATGGATTTTGCGGACGAAGATTTTAATGTTCACAAGGGGCTTGTTTCCGGAGCAGAAGACGACGATACAGTCGTTTTTACGTTTTCCTCTAAGTATCCGTCTATTATCCGCAATATCGCGCTTTATGGCGCAGAATTTGAGCATGAAGAAGACGTTCCGGAGTATGAGAAGTATATCCGCATAAACATGGACGACGCCGTTGACGACTTCTATCAGCTCGCGCCGAATGAAATCTACACGGAGACAGATGAAGATCCGTATTTTGTCTCCGCAGACCAGTATTTTCAGGAAGCCGGCAGATGTCTTGTTATTCCAAGAGATCAGGAAGGCGATTATACCATTTATTACAGGGCCTATCCGAAGCAGATCACATTCAAAACGGAAGACACTTACGTTCTGTCCATTGCTCCGGAAGTAGCCGCGCTTTTACCGTTGTATATGGCGTCGCAGCTTTACAAGGACGATGACAACGGCATTGCTACAACGTATCGAAACGAGTTCGAGGTCGGCAGGGAAGCGCTGTCACAAATGGCAGATGTCGGATCAATAGAAGAGTTTTCATCAGTAACAGGATGGGTTTAAATGTCTGTACAATTTAATGTTCCGTCTAGTCCAAGCATTCACGTATATCAGGAAAACAATTTCCTTGGTTGTGATTTTACGTCAGATGCGTCAACGGTAGATGATACAAAGTCGCCGAACTGCATAAACATGATCCGATCCGTTCCCGGTAAAGTGCGTAAGCGCATGGGATACAAAATGGCGTATGACTACGGAGAATATATCTACGGCGTACACCATATAACCTCAACAGAGACTTGGCTTGTTCACGCCGGCACGAAGCTGTATAACATTACGGCTCCGGCGGGGCGGTTGTGGGTTGATAACAGCGGAAATTTTGTTGTAGACCATGACGGGCAAAGCATCATGCTGCTTACAGGGAATCCGGAAGACTCTCTTGTGTACGATAAGATGGCGGCGCACAGGTCAGTGTCGTTTGAACTGAATCAGAAACTGATTATTCTTGACGGATCACATGCGCATATTTATGACGCTTCAACCGGAAAGGTTTCATATCTGACAGACGCGGCTTTTATTCCGACGCTGTATGTTGGCTTAAATCCGGATGGTTCTTCTCCGTCTTCAAGCAATGACGTTTACGAATCTTTGAATCTTCTGTCACCAGCATGGATAGAACAGTTTACGGTTGATAATGATCATGCGGCCGAAACAAAGTTCCAGTTATCCCGCGATGGTCTTGACGAAACAAAAGTCAAAGCGTGGGTTTTGAACGATGATGGAGACTGGGTAGAGAAAACCGAAGGAACGGATTTTACCGTAGACAGAGAAAACGGCATTGTTACGTTTACGACCGCGCCGGGTAAATCGCCAGCACTTCCAAACGATAACGTCAAAATTCAAGCGTACAAGACTGCATCAGGGTATCAGGATCAGATAAATCACTGCACAATCGGAACGCTTTTCGGTGTTGGCGGCGCGAATGACCGGCTATTTATTTCCGGCAACGACGACAAAGGAAAAGACGAGGAAGGGCACTATTACAACTACAGCAACAGGGACTGGCATTCAGAGTTGTATGACCCGACGTATTTTCCAGATGATGGATATTCAAGGCTTGGTTCTGACGCAACTCCGATTATGGGATATTCCATTATCAATAACTATCTTGCTGTTCACAAGGGCGGTTACGAACAGGCACAGTCAATCCTTCTTCGCGAAGGTGATCTGGTTGATAATGTGCCAACATTCAAGCTTGTGAATACGCTTCAGGGAACAGGTGCAATATCAAGGTATGCATTCAGCTATCTTGAAACAGAACCGCTGTTCCTCACAAAGCTTGGAGTGTATGCTGTTACGGCGCAGGATATTACAGGAGAAAAATATGCGCAGAACAGAAGCTATTACCTTGATGGAAAACTTTTGAAAGAGAAAGACCTGAAAAACGCTTTTGCCTACACGTACAAGGATTATTACTTACTTGCTGTAAACGATCATGTATATATTCTGGATGGCTTGCAGCCGATCAGAACGGACAGAAGCCAACCATACGCGACGAGACAGTATGTCGGTTTCTATTGGGAAAATGTGCCGGCAACAACGTTTTTTGAGATTAACGACCAGCTCTTTTTCGGTGGTTCTGATGGGAAAATCTACCAGTTTTATACGGATGAGAAAGAAATAGAATCCTATTCAGATAACGGCGCAGCAATTCGCGCAGAATGGGAAACAGCGGACATTTCAGAACAGTATTTCTATAAAAACAAGACGTACCGCTATCTTGCTCTGAAATGTATGCCCGAAATTATGTCTTCGGTGCAGATATGGGCGCAGAGACACGGCATATGGGACATGATCAAGGAAGATACCGTATCGCTGAAATATTTTTCATTCTCGCATTTAATTTTTTCAAAAATGACATTTTCAACGGACATGACCGCGAAGCTGTCTACAACAAAAGTAAGGCTGAAAAAGCTTGACCATACACGGTTCCGGTTTATTAATGACAAACTGAATGAGCCGTTTGCTATCAATGATTTTGCGGTGGAATATACACAGAACGGAAATCATAAGGGGTAAATCATGGCACTTACACATATTACAGACGAAGCACGTACCGGAAAAGGAGTTACAGGGCTGTCAGACACGCCTGGACTTACTACGGCGGCATTGCAGGAAAAATTTGATGAACTTGGAAATCTTGCCATTGATGGTACAAATAAGGCGCTGGATGAACTAGAAAGCAAATACGGTGCGTCCAATATTGGCGCAATCGTGCCTTCCGGTATTAGTGCCAGCGACAACGTGCAGGGAATACTAAATGCGATGGCGTTTACTGTAAACAGCATGAGCAGTAAATCACATCAGCACGCGAACAAAGCGGTTCTTGACGGCATTTCACAGGCGTTAAAAGACGGCTACGATAAAGTATCCAATACATTTTCCGGTGCAGATACATTTGATCAGACGGTAGAAGATAGTAAAACGTCTGTTCCATCCGGCGCGGCAGTTGTTAGTTATCTGAAAGGAATTGATGTTAAGAAAATTATCGTTGATATTGTTTATCCAGTCGGGTCTGTGTATATGTCCGCGATGAATATTTCGCCAAGCAGCGTTTTAGGCGGAACGTGGGAGACAATTAATCCAGGAATTGCTTCCGTATTTGCATGGAAGAGAACCAAATAATAGCGAGGTAGCAAAATGGCTGATGAACTGAAAACCATACTCATAAAGGACTTACAGGAAGCGGAGTCTGCGGCCGACACAGATTATATTGCTATTGATAACGGAACGGTCACAAAGAAGATCCGCGTTGACAATTATAATAAAACCGCAAACGGAACGGCAAAAAGCTATGCGGAGTCAGCAAAAGAAAGCGCAGACAAGGCGCAGAGAAATGCTGATTCTATATCTTCGACTATATCAGAGATTACAAACAATATAACGGCGGCGCAGTCTGCTGCAATTCAAGCGGAGAAGAGTGCAGAAGCGGCAGAATCATCAACGTTAAATTTGCAGACGTATGTTAATGCTGCGAAAGAATCTGCGGACAAGGCCAAGGCAAGCGAAGAAAGCACAAAGAATGTTGCTGATAAAATTGCAGACAGCAACAAGATTGCGCAGTCTTATGCCGTGGGTGGAACTAATTACCGTATAGGCGAAGATACGGATAATGCAAGATATTATTACAGCGGAGCTAAGACAGCAGAAGCAAATTCCGAAACGTATAAATCCAATGCGGCGGCAAGTGAAAGTGCGGCGGCTACATCGGAAATCAACGCAAAGACCAGTGAAACCAATGCGGCAAAATCTGCCACAAGTGCAAAGGCTTCCGCAGAATCAGCCACAACGTCCAAGGACGCGGCAGCTACGTCAGAACAAAACGCTTCCAATTCTGCGAACTATGCGAGGGCAAACGCTACGCGCGCAGAATCCTATGCTATAGGCGGAACGTCCAGCCGAAGCGGCGAAGATACGGATAATGCAAAGTATTACGCACAGCAGGCGAAGAAAAGCGCAGAACTAGCCGCAAGCAGCATTACGGGCGTATCTTCGTTCAATGGCAGAACCGGAACGATCATGCCGGAAAACGGAGACTACAAAGCAGAGCAAATCACTTATGACAATTCGGCGTCTGGAGTTTCTGCCAATACGGTTCAGTCTGCAATAGATAAGGTCGCAGAGAGCGACGCAAAGAAGGCAATAAAGGCTGATGTTGATTCTTCGCTTTCCGGTAAGCAGGACAATCTAGGAATTAAATCCATCGGAAGCAATCTGACGCTTTCCAATGGAGTACTGGACGCAAAGAAACAGCTTACAGTTGATACTGCGCTTAGTACTACATCCGCAAATCCTGTGCAGAATAAAGCGGTTGCGGCGGCGATAAATGCAAATACATCGAAGATTGCTGCGAACACATCAGCAATCGCAACAAAATCTGACTCAACCGTGACAGATCAGATTGCCAAAAATACCGCGCAGATCGAGACCGCCGGAACCGCAACAAACGCACACTCCACCGGCGAGTACGTGATGATCAGCAACGCGCTGTACAAGGTCACAGCGTCAGTTGCGAAGGGCGATACGTGGACAATCGGGACAAATGTGACAGCGGCGAATATCGGAAGTGAGATCAGTTCGCTAAAGTCTGATTTATCGAATAAAGCTGATAAATCAGATTATTTAATTGTGCGTTATAAAAATGCGGTACTAACAAATAATGGAATGGCTATATCCGCAGACGTTCCAGACGGATACCGCTTTTTGATGTGGATACATATTGTTACAGATGGTTGGATTGCGTTAGTGTATCCTGCACTAATCGATACACATTTAACTTATATTTGGACATCGTCTTCAATTCCTGATCAAGCTAGAATAAGGTGCTATTACATATGCGCAAAAGTCTGATTTAGCGAACAAGTTGTATCCGGTTGGATCAATCTACCTGTCTGTCAATGCAACAAACCCAGCCGAACTGTTTGGCGGCACGTGGGAGCAGATCAAAGACCGGTTCCTTCTGGCCGCTGGAAATACGTACGCGGCAGGAGATAGTGGAGGAAGCGCTTCTCACTCACACACATTAAGTAATAATGGAGCAGCTTGTATTGGTAACTTTGCTAATGTTACAGCCTTTTTGACAGGTTATAGGTACCATTGGAAAGATTATAGTACCGGCATGTGGGCATGGACACATAATGATAATTATCAGTTTACCTCTTCCACGGATGGTTATAATGATGGTACTTTTGTAGGATTAACAGGCTCAACAGATATGACTAATAGTATGCCTCCGTATCTGGCTGTATACATGTGGCAACGTATTGCCTAGGCCAGCACATACGCGATAAATCAGACTTTCACGAACAATAGGCAGTCTCATTCACGAGGCTGCCTTGTTTTATGCAATGTCAGAAAATGATATAATATTACCATCAATTTAATTAATATTCAGACTACAAAGAAAAATATATGGAAGGAGAATACATGAAGAAACTAGTATTCAGAAGCGGAAATGAAGTTGAATTTACTGACGCTTCAACCATCAGCGCAATGGTGGCTGTAGTGGCAAAATTTGCAGATCTTGACGCAATCAAAGAAGAGTTTGAAGCAGCCGATAACCTGATTGGCGGAACGTTCGACGGAAGCAGTATCGCACGGGTTGTTTATACCGGAGTTTCGGCATCCGCAGGTCCAAGCGGCAACATTACTGCCACGTTCAAGACGCGAGCATTTACACATGATGAAATTGTCGATTCTCGTCTTTCCGACCTTGAAGACGCAATCGCGGCAATCTAAGGAGGACAGAAATGAGCAAAGCAATGGCGCGCATTATTGCGCGGTGCATCCATCGTGGGACAAAAGCAATCGAAGACGTACCGGAAGAGTATCAGGCACTGGTTCGGGAACAGTACATTCTTCTTTTCGGCGTGGAGCTGGCATAATCCGGCGTGTGAGCAGTGAGAGAACCAT